CAGTTTGGGAAAGCGGTGATTGCCGCAGAGAAAGACCTGATCGGGATCATCAGCCCCGAGGAAAAGCGCCTGCAGGATTTGCGCAACGAGTGGGACAGCGCCCGCGAAAAGGAACGGCAGGCCCGACTGCAGGCGGAACGCGACCGGATTGCAGCACTTGAGGCCCGAGTGCAGGCGATTCGCGACATGGCCGGGATTGGGTGCATGTTTATGTCAGGCGATGAGTTGGCAGCCCGGATGCACGAACTGGACTGTATGCCTCTCGCCGGGTTTGATGAGTTTCAAGAAGCGGCCAGCGCCGCGCACGTCGCGGCAATCGAAGCCGTACGCAAGTTGCTGGAAAGCGCGCGACGGAAGGAATCCGAGGCGGATCGCATCAAGGTCGAGCGCGAAGCTGAACAGGCGCGGTTGGATGCCGAACGCGCCGAACTGGAGCGCCTGCGCGCCGAACAAGCCGCAGCCCAGGCGGAACGCGACCGGATTGCAGCCGAAGCACTGGCCGCCGAGCGCGCGAAGCTGGCCGAAGAACAGGCCAAGGCCAAGGCTGAGCGCGAAGAGCTTGACCGGCAGGCCGCGGAGCTGCGCCGAATTGCTGACGAGAAAGCTGAGCGGCAGGCCGAGGAGGCGGAACGCTTGCGCATCGAAGCGAAGCGCCTGCAAGACATCGCGGACCAGCAGCGGGCCAAAGAAGAGAAACGCATTGCGGCCGACCGACAAGCCCTGATCGACGGCGCCACGCTCAAGGAGGCCGCGGCCGAGGCGCTGGCGCTGCTGACTGAGCTGGAACCGACCCACATCACCACACTGAAGCTGGCGAGCGCGCTGGCGAAGGAAAAAGCATGAACGGCGAACTCGCACCGCGACAACAACCGGCCGCGCCACTGATGCGATCACCGACCCCGGGCGACTTGTTGCAAGTCGCGCTCAGCAGTGGCGCCGATCTGGACCGCCTTGAGCGACTGATGGACCTGCAGCAGAAGTGGGAAGCCAACGAAGCGCGCAAGGCGTACACGGCGGCCATGGCCGAGTTCAAGCTGAACCCGCCGGAAATCCTCAAGAAGAAGCGGGTCGAGTTCGGGAACACGAAGTACAACCATGCGGAGCTTGGCGACGTCGCAGAGGCCATCGTGGCCGGGCTGGCCGAGGTTGGCGTCAGCCACCGCTGGATTCCTACTCAGGACGGGCAGAAGATCACGGTGACGTGCGAGTTGATGCACCTGCGCGGGCACAGTGAGTCGATTTCGCTTACCGGCGCGCCTGATGCAAGCGGGCAGAAAAACGGCGTGCAGCAGATCGCCAGCACCGTCACGTATTTCTGCCGGTACACGCTGCTACTTGCGTGCGGACTGGCCACAAAGGCGATCGTCGACGATGACGGGCGCGGCGCCAGTGGCCGCCCAGGCAAGCAAGCCGTGGCACGCACTGCGCCGGACGATTCGCCAGAGCGTGATGCGCTGGTGGAGCAAGGCTATGCAGCAGCGGATGCCGGCACCGAAGAGTTCCGCAGGTTCTACGCAGCACTGACGCGCGACGAGCGCGCACTGATTGGCGACCATCGCGAGTCGTTCCGTCTGCGCTGCGCCGAGGCTGACAAGGCGGAGCCAGTCGATGCATGAGCAAGGGTCCGATGATTGGCGCCGAGCGCGCGCAGGCAAGATCACGGCCAGCCGGGCCGAATGCCTTTTGGCCGATCGCGGCGGCACAACTTACAAATCCGGCCAGCGCGCAGGCCAGCCCCGCGACCCGGCCGCAGCATGGGCTAACTATGCCGCCGAAATCGTCGCCGAGATTCTGACCGGCGAGCCGCTGGAAAGCGCCCGAGGCCGCGCGCTGGATTGGGGTCATGACGTTGAGGCCGCAGCCCGCGCCGCGTACGAAGCCGAGACAGGCGCCCTGGTGGAGCTGTCCGGATTCGTGATGCACCGGGATCTGCCCTACATCGGCTGCAGCCCCGACGGGCTGGTGGGCGCCGATGGCATGACGCAGATCAAGTGCCCGGCGAGTTCGATCGTGCACGTCCAGACACTAGCCAAGGGTATGCCTCGCGACCACATGCCACAGCTGCAGTTTGAAATGCTGGTGACTGGCCGCGCGTGGTCCGATTTCGTGAGCTATGACCCGAGAATGCCGGAGCCGCAAAGGCTCTATCGCCAACGGGTAATGCGAGACGAAAACCGGATTGTCGAACTGAAAGCGCTGGCTCGCGAAATGTGGGCCGAGGTTCAAGTGATGCTCGCGGCAATCCGCAATGCATCCGAAGCGCGCACTGCCACTGCCCCGTAACTCAACTGGAGAATTTCGATGGGCTGGAAGAACGTAAAACAGCATTACAGGATCGGGCATATTGTCGCCATCCACGGGGAGAAAGGCATTTGCATCGGGTCGCCCTATATCCACGACATTATCTCGATTCCCGCCAATGGCATGCCAAAGTGGGGCAACTTAGGACCATCCAGTAACGGCGAGCTTGCGCGATACTGGTCGGAAATGATGGCCGATATTCCGAAGCTGAAGGCGTTGATTGATGCGCCCGATTCTTTCGACAAGGCGCATCGCGTGTTTACCTACGATGACGGCGGCATTCTCGAAAAACTCTGTGAGGAATACGGGTATCCGAATGTGACGCATGACGGCTGCGTGATGTATGAAAACACCTATTTCAAGTCGCGCGCCGAGGCTGTTGCTGTGGCAAAGAGCAATGCCCGGTACTGGGTAAAGGGCGCGGCCCGCCGAGTCAAGCAAGTCAAGGCAGAGCTGAAGGACGCGCGGGCCTATCTGGCAGAGGCCAAGGCTGCGCGCGCGAAGCTCATGGGACCGGCCCAGGCTGTTGAGCTGGAGGGGCGGAAGTGATGCAAGTCATGACCCTGGACGACTTCAAGGCCGCCGTGAAAGCTCAAGGCGTGCCACACGAACACATCGCGGTGAAGTGCCCCATGTGCGGGACGATTCAGAGCGGTGCCGGCCTGATTGCGGCCGGCGCCGGTGCCAACTTTGATGAGGTTGAAAAGTACCTCGGGTTTTCCTGCGTCGGTCGGTTCACGGGTGCAGGAAGTCCGCGCAAGGCACCGGACGGCAAGCCCTGCAATTGGACATTGGGCGGCCTGTTCAAGCTGCACAAGCTGGAGGTCTTGACGCCAGACGGGGAACGGCATCCGCGCTTTGAGGTTGCCACGCCAGACGAGGCCCAAGCGCACAAGGCAAGTCTAGATTCGATCATGGGACAGACTGCGGGACAAAATTCGGAAGCTCAAAAATCCCCATGAAAAACCAACACTTACAAAGCCAGATGGCGGAGGGAGTGTCTGCCATCAACAGAACCACGCAGTCGTCAACAGGCCCAAACAGTGTCAACCATGCGGGCTGGACTGCGTGCGTCTGTTTGCGTCTGTTTGGGCTTGTACTGGTGGATTGTGGGGTAGATCATGGGGCGGACTAAATCGAGAGTCAGCGCCAAGGAGCGAGCGGCGTCGACATTCGACTACCTACGCTGCGAGTACCCGTTACCTGCTGGGGCGCCGGTTGAGGGGTATCAGACGCACTTGGGCGGGCGCATGGACCTGTACGAGTTGCGGGCGGATGGCACGCTGTGGAGGCAAAAAGGTGAGCGCGAGAGAGCATCGGACACGATGACCTACGCATCCGGCCACGTAGAGTCGCGAGTGTTCGTGCAGACGTGGACGCAGGAAGTCTTCACCGGCGAAGTCTGCTTCAGCGGTGACTCGGACGACGGCAAGGAGTGGAGTTTCAGCGCCTACTTCGTCCGCGGCAAACTGCTGCATCTGGAGACGATTGCGAGGCCGGAGGTGGTGGGGTGAACGATATCATGAGCGCTCTCGCCGCCCTGAGAATTCAGCGCGCAGAAATAGCCGCAATGAAAGCCAGGGTGGATGACGCGCCAGCAAACCCGGGCACGTACGAAGGCGATCACGCAAAGCCGACTGACCCGTCAGGTTCGAACAAGTGGTGTGCTCGACAGTGCGAGAGGAGCGACCTTTTCGACCCGGGCGAACCGATCAAGCTGCCGGACTTTTCGAAGCGCCTGTTCAACAAGCCGCAGTCGGCACGCTGCTGGTGCCGGACCTGCCGCCCGCCGATCATGGCGGACATGCGCATGGTGCTATGCCCCACCTGTGGCAACAAGCGCTGGTTGGGGCGCGATGGTCAGGCGACAAACGGTAGTTGCACGCCTAACAACGTTAGGCTATGATTCACCCATGCCGCACTGATGCGGCGAGCGAGCCCCGGCTTAGGGGTAGGAGCAAGACCATGAACAACTTCGTAGCCACCGCCGCCAGCCGCGAAACCAGCGAAGAACTGATGCGCGCAATCCTGACCGTCGCCGCAAACGACGAAACCGAAGCCGCTCGCGTGTGGGAGTCGCCGACCGATGCGGAGCTGTGCGCCATCGTGGAAATCGTCACCAAGAACGGCATGTTCGAAACCAGCGATTTTTGTTGGGGCGTCAATGGAACCAACTGGGCATGAAAAAGACGGTTGCAGATTCGCTTCTGGAGTCACACAAGCCGCTCCCTGCCGGAAATCATGGCCAGCACTGGACCGACAGGGAGGATGCTTTTCTTACCAGCAATGCCGGAGCCATGACGCAGGACGCGATGGCCGCCGCGCTTGGCCGTACTCGATATGCGGTAAAAGATCGAATCAAGACAATTGGAGCCACGACCAAATCGTGTGATTCATGGTCGGATGCCGAAATTAGTATATTGATCGCTGAGTACCCGCGATCCGGAGCGCGCGGTGCATCGCTGGCATTGAAAAGCGCGGGTCACAACAGGAAGCAATCTGCAGTCAGCGCCAAAGCAGTAAAGCTGCGGCTAGTTCGATTTCACAACAAATCTGTTCAAATTATTATGAGTAACTCGCTTAGCGCCAATGCAATGCGCGCGGCCGAGGCCGATGACAAAACGCTGAGCGATTGGATAGTTTCATTGATTAAAGAAAAGGTGAATTTTCAATGACCCGCAGCACCCACCTTCCAAGCCCAAGCCCGGACGAGGTTCGGGCGCTGCTGACCGAGGCGAAATGGACCCAGGCGCGAGCCGCGGAAATCTGCGGGGTGACCAAGACGGCCATGGAGAACTACGTATCAGCGCGCCGACGGATGCAGGGCGCTCACTGGCATGTATTGGAGATCTACGCGCGGGAGAGTGTGCGGGCTGCGTTGCCGGTGGCGGTGTTGCCGTGAACGCGACCCTATCCGCCGGATTGCCCGGCAAGCTGCGCAAGATCGGCGATGTGCTGGCGGTGTCGGTGCCGTATCGAATGCCTTCATCGATCGACGTCACCAGCATCTGGAGCGTGAAGGAAGTCAAGCCGATTGAGCCGGACTACGGATCAATGACCTTCGACATAGCCCGAGAGCTCGGCGTTCGAAAGCTGCGCGGCCAGGACCTGACCTTCCTGTTCTGTCACGCCGATCTGAAGGTCACCGGAGAAGGTCGCATCACCCGAGTCAAGCGATCGAACAAGCTCAAGCGCAGCTATGTCGTGGTTTCATTCTCAGGCATGCTGCGCCATGAGTGACCTCAGACGCTCTCCGTGACCGTCAAGCTCTTGCGGTAGACCGCTCCTAATTAGTAATGGAAGGTAATGAAATGAGCTTTGACGGTCAACGAAGATACGGTCTTTGGGTTCTTGTAAAAAGAAGAAAGAGATTGATTTCCAAAGGATTGCCGCCTGATGCTCACATTTATTATTGGATAAGAGACGAACCGAAGGAGGCTGATTTGCTAGAGCGCTCGTTAAACAGGATGTTTAGTCTTTACAAAGTGCAATCATTGGCGCGATGGAATGAGCTTGTTTTCGAACTCGGCAGTAGATGGCAGACTCATAGATCGCTTCAATCCTAAACGCTCTCAGTCATCGTGAGCGTCTTTCGGTAGAGCCATCCTCCGCCGCTTTTCTCGAACTGCTCAGTCTCGCCCCATTCGGCCAGACCATAGATCGCCTGAGCATTGATGAGCCTGCTGTCTGCCACTGTCACGCCATTCGGGTCGTAGTTCGGCAGCAGGATCATTTCGGTATTCGTGCCATTCGCCAGCTCGACCGCATACAGGCAGTCGACGTAAGGCGTTCCATCGGCCGCTGATTGCGTTTCCGACTCAGCCTCAGTCATTGCATGGAACGTCACACTGCCGCGCCTGTAAGCCCTGCGCTCGGTCACGTATGGCGTGCTGTCCAATGCCCGCACCACAGTAGAAGGGTCAATCACTGTGCGCCGGAAGGTGCCGAACTGCGCGCCCTGTGCGCTGTAGAAGATTGGGCTACACCAACCCCTGCCGATGTACAGATCATCCCCGTTCGTTGACAGACTCAGCCTCAGCGACCGCACGCGCAGGTTGGCCGTCTGGCTCATCAGTGCATAGATGTTCGGGGTAGCCACGGCAGCACCACCGAGGCCATAGTCAACGAACGCGCCACTGGCCACGCTGACACTGAACCCCGTGTCGCTGAAAGCCTCCCATGTGCTCGTGCTGGGGTCCGCGTTGGTATTGAGCACTGCGATCAGGTTGGCCGGGCTCAACGCCGTAAACACAATCTCAACAATGCCCACCGCTGAACTGGCACGGGCAATCTTCTGCAGCCTGCGGTCCTGAATCGCGGTGATCGCGGGGTTCCATGTTCCGCTACCGCTGACCGACGTTGCGCCTGCAACAAGGTCACCGTGACCCAGGAATGTCGTGTTCATCAGTTCACCACCAAATCAACCCGAGCCTGCGCAATAGCCCCACCAGTTGCCCCAGACGGCGCATTCCCCGCAGTCGGCCCTGCATAGCTGGTCGTGCCAAGGCCCTTGTTCCAGAAGATCACGCGGCCACCTCGACCACTGTAGCCGCCCGTTCCCGAAACCCCTGTGCCCATCGGAGTTCCAGCCGACCCACCTGCAGCCCCATCGGCACACAGCGCGCCTGTGACACTGGTCGTTGCGTCTGTTGCAGTGACCGAATCAGTCACCACGATCACAATTCCACCCTGACCGCCACCGCCGCCACCACCCGTGCCAGTGTTGTTGTTCGTCGCGTTGCTGCTCGATACAGCAGAGCCACCCGATGCGCTCAGCACGCACGCTGGAGTGCTGGCGCTGACAATGATGGTGCGGGCATAGACGATCAGCGGGCCGGCAGTGCCGCCGCCACCACCTCCGGCTGATCCAGTCGCCAACCCGTTCCCGCCGCCGCCACCGCCGCCGGTCGACCCGTTGTTGACGTACCCGTGATATTGGGTTGCCGGCGTGCTGATTGAGGTTGACGTGCTGCGCAGCCATGCACTCACGGTTTCCGGCTGGGTCGGAATTGATGCGAGCAGCTGCCCTGCTGTAAGCGCATTAGGCATCGCCCCTGAAGTCCCGCCAGCGCCACCAGCGCCAGCCCCGCCATTGCCGCCCCTACCTGCACTACTGTACGACACCACGTCGGATGTGAGCACGATGCGCCCAGCTGTCAGTGTGCTTGATGACACGCCGCCGCCGGTTGCAGATGCCCCGCCGTTTGAACTGGTCCCGGTCGCTGGTGTCTGTCGGCCCGTATCGGCCAGACTGGTTCCCGCAGTGGTGCCAGATGCCGCGCCGCCGTCCACATTGACTGCCCGGGCCGGAGCGCCGGACAGGTCCAGCACGTCGACGTAGATCACCCGGCCCGCCGTGTACAGCGTGGCCGTGCTGGTCAGCGTTACGTCGTCGTACTGCACCTGATTGGCCGCGCTGACCGTGGTGACGCCGCTGGAGCTGGTCAGATCGCCGGCGCTGCCATCGCCGTAATACCCGCCCAGGCCAGACGTCGATGCGCCACCACTGGCTGCGATGGTGGTCCCGGTGATCGTCAGCCCCGTCCCCGCAGTCAGAAACGCCGTCGAGTTCGCCGATTCATCCCAGAACACAATGCGGTCAGCGCCAGGGTCGGCAAGCACTGCGCCAGTGCCACCGTTCGCGAGCCCCAGTGTCGAAGTCGGGTTCGACCACACCCAAGTCCCAATGTTGGCAACCGTCAAATGCCCAGGCGTCGAACTGCTGGACGTGTCGACGGGGATCCGCTCAGTTCCACCCGCAGGCGCCCTGCTCGTCGATCCCCAGATCGTCACCCCATTCGCCGCCGATGCCAGCAGCGCCAATGCCAAGATCATGATTCTCATTTCACGCGCTCCATTCAATTTCTGTGCCATCACCCCAGGTGAAAGCCTCGCCACTGCCTGACTCGACAATCGAATCAGCAATAGGCGGCCCACCAGAGCAAACAAACCGGACAAGGTTGCTTACGAAAGAAAACTCGATGCTGACCACTTCCATAGTCTTGATCGACCCAAGCCCGAAGCGCCGGATGATCGGCAGATACAGCTCGATGCGGTCGCCGGGCTCGATCGTCAGCAAATCAGCCAGTGACATGACCGCGCTGAATGACCAGAAGTAGCGCGCGGTTCCGTACAGGTCGCCAGCCTTGTCCGCCTGTGCCTGCAGTGCGTCTGCTTCAGTGATGAGTGTCGGTATGCCGGCAATCGATCTGCGCCTGGAGCTGCTGCTCTCGCTTCCCGCGTTGGCCACGTATCCGCCATCCGCAGCCTGCAGATAGGTGCGGGCCAGTGGCGTTGCCGACAGCGCCGTCAACCGGTACTCGCTGGTCAGTAGCGCCTTGTCCGCCTCACTCACACCGCCGGCAAGGTCTGAATCTGCGTGCACAAAATAGTTCGCCGCACCAAGGCACTGATCACTCAGCCCTGTAGCCCGGTCCAGCTCCACATTGATCTGGCCGACAATTTCCGTCTCGCCGAATTGATAGCGCGCGGTGTCCGTGTTCCCGAGTCTGCCAACGCGCAATTTCCCGAGCCGGTCGAAATACCACCAGCCGCCGAAGCTTTGCATGACATTGTCGAGTGAGTCGGCAATGCTGCGCGGCGTGTCGATCCAGTCGCCCAGCGGGTACTGCGTCGCGGCGTCAAGTGCATTGATGCTGGTCGAATCCAGATCAGCAGCCACAAGCGGGCCGTGCGTGATCGTCAGCAAGCTGATGACCTCGGGCAACCGCTCAATCAGCACCGTTGGCGAGCCGATGCTCAGGCCGCCGAACAAGTCCGCGATGATCTGGCCGGCCGGATTTGCCGTCAGCTGGATCCCGTTGTAACTCGGGCTGCTGTCGTACTGCCAGCCGTTCGGGCTCAACGAAGGCCCGCTCAGCGGGATGCCAGAATCCCGCACCAACTGCGCAGACTGGAATGCCCGATCGTTGCAATCGTAGATCAGCAGCGCGCTCGACGCTTGTGGAATTGGGCACGAATAGACGACGCCATAGCAGATCGGTTTGGGCCGGCCTGCCAGTGACGGATTGCCACCCGATGCGGTGTACAGGGTCGGCTGCAATGGCCGATCCAGCAGCGCCGACCGGTCGAACAAGATCACACGCGCGACGGTTTCGCCGATCAGGTCGATCCGGTCCACGATCGCAAGCGCGACTTGCACCCACGTTGAGAACGCAGTCCCGAGCGTGCCGCGATACATCAGAACTTGAGAGTCGCGCACATCCGCGGCAGCCAGCGCGTCGAACTCGCCATCGGTGTTGATCAGATCAATCGACCCGATGCCCGATTCGCTTTTCCGGTTGCCCCAATACACGCAGCCGACGCGCCTTGTGTAAACCGGCTCATTGCCGATGCGCCCGTCAAAAAACGTATTGGGGACGCTGTCGCTCGGCCCCGTCGTGAACCCATGCGTCGACAGGTAATAGCTGACAGATGGCGACGCGGGCAGCGTGATGATGATCGCCAGGACTTGGATGCCTGACTCTGGCGGGGCGGGGAATGGCGCGCTCATACCATGACCCCGGGCCGACCATGTAGGCACTTCGCGCCAAAATTACTGGCAGAAGTGCCTACCATCTGCGCGCGCATCACCGTGCCCGCTCCCGCATCCGCTTCTCGGTGTCGTCCCGAATCGCCCGAGCCGTCGCCTGTTGCGCCGTTTCAAGTTTGTCGACCCGCTGAAGCAACTGGTCAAACTTGCCGGCCAACATCCGGTTGCCCTCGTCCAGTCGGGTGACCAGCGCCGCCGCCCGCGCATCGTCGGCTTCCGCGGTCTGACCAACCGACACGCGCGCCCCTTCGCCGATTCGGGCCAGTTGGTCGCGCACCATCTGATCGGCGGACTGGTAAGCGAATGCCTGCGCCGCTGAAACCGTTGGCGCTTCTGGCGGCGTCGGCTCGACCGGAACGATGACAACATTACGAAGCGCGCCGAGGATTTCGCCAAGAATCGAGTTCGTCGCGTTGATCGCGTCAAGTTGCTCGCCGGCGTAGCTCTCAATGCCCTCCAGATAGCTCAGGTCCGTCAGTGCCGGCCCGATATTCAGCCCAGCCAGATACGGGGCCAGAAGCTGCTGAATCGCGCGCGGTTGGTCACTTGCCGCATCGATCAGGTCTTGCAGCGCCTCATTTGCGTCTGCCTCGGTTGTCGCATCCTCCAGCGCCTGTAGCAGCGGCCCCAGCACTGCGCCGGTGTTGGCAGGCAATGTCGCAATGACTGATTCAAGCCCGTCGTTCAACAGGCTCTGATCGTCAGCCAGTGAGCCCAAGTCGATGCCGATTTGCGCGGTCAACGATGCCAGATCGACGCCCAGGCCGGCAGCCAGTGCGGCCAAGCTCTGGACGCTCGCAACGGTCAATTCTTCGAGGTTCGCGCCCAGGTCCATCGCCAGCAGGTCGAGCGGAATTCCGAACGAAGCCGCCAGCTCAAGCACGTTTGCACTTGTCGCTGCGGCCAGTTCGCGCAGGAACCCGACTAACTCTTGAGCCTGCGCGGCACGCTCCGCCCGATCCTGTTCGCGCTGCAGCCGGTCCCGCTCAGCTTCAAGTGCGGTGATTTCAGCCGATGCTGTGTAACCGCCGCCGCTTCCTCCGCCGCCGCCCTCTGGCGTTGGCATGAGTCGCGGAGTCAGGCCGGCAAGGATGCTGGTGACTGAATCGAAGATCCGCGTGTATTCGTCGCCGCTGGCAAAGAAGCTGCGCGCCTCCTGCAGGTAGGCTTGCGCCGCGCCCGTCAGCTGTTGCAGCGCGTCGACGTCGCCACCCTGAGCGCGGGCCAGCAACGCGGCGAACTGTGACGATGCCTCGCCCAACCGCTCTTGCGGGGTCAGCGTAGTCAGCTGAGTATCGAGTAGCAGCGACTTGACAAAGCCCCGGATTTCTTCGATTGCCGCAAGTTCGTCTTCGTACCGGCTGGCGTTCGCTTCTGCGACTGCGCCGATATTGCCGATCTCGACCGATGCCGCGGACGATGCCTCCGCCTGCAGTTCTGAGATGCGCCGATTGACAAGTGCCAGCGGGCCATAGAGTGCATTTGCCCGATCTCGCACGGTTGCGGTCAGTTGCTCGACCAGTGCGCGGACTCGGCGGGCTGCCAGTTCGTGCACGCGAGCCAGGTCTTGAGTGCTTGCGGCTTCCATTCCTGCGGCGCGCGCATACTCATTGACCGCCTGAATGTTTTGCTGCAGCTCGCGACGGATTCCGACCAAGCCGCGGCCAAACTCTGATAGGCCCATGTCTTCGAGCTGTTCGCTGATTCCGCGGTTGAAGTCCGCCAGCGCACCGAAGGCATCGGCCAGAGCATCCGCTGCAGCCTGCGCCTCGTCGGCAACGCGCTGCGTTTCGTCAGCCATGGCCTGCGACGCTTCAGCCGCAGCCGTCAGCGCTTCGTCAAGAATTCCGAAAGCCTGCGCAGCCTCCAGATATTGCGCAATCTGTGCCGGCGTCAGGGTTGGCAGCAACTCTTCGAAGCGCGCCCGGAAATCTTCCTTGCTGATGCCTTCCAGCCCGATATCGGTCAGTTCCTTGACAAGCCTTTCCTGTGCGCCCGCAACCGCAGCGACAGCCCGCTCGCTGTCGCTATAGAACGTCTCGAAGTACGCATTCCACAGCGCATTAGCCCGCTCAATTCCGCCGGCAGACTCCGCGATTTCCGTAGCCGCTCGCACGAACGCCTCGCGCGACATGTCAAGACTGGTGCCGGTGAGCGCAATCGCCTGTTCGAACAGGTTGGTTGCCTGAGCGACCCGCGAATAGGTGTCCTGCAGCGATTCGCCGGCGCCCTGAAGATCTTCAATCAGCGCGGTGACGGCAGTGAGTCCGCCTTCGCCATCCAGCAGGCCGATGCCGCGGTTGATGTCGATTGCCGCAGCCAAAAGGAACTGCGCGCCGTCCAGCAGCGTCGCGGCATCCATCCGCCAGCGCTCAGCAATCGCGGACGCTTCGCCTGCGTAAGCCTGCGCGCCTTTGATCGCGGTGAGGTTCGGGTTCTCCCGCTGATCTCCACCACCGCCACCAATCAACCCGGTTGGATCGGTCACGTTGCTCGCTGGTGGCCGCATGTTGCCGGCATCGCGGAACAGCTGATCGATCACCGACAGGATGTTCTCGGCCAGCACGCGCTGCTGGAATTCCTCGAAGGTTTCTTTGAACTGGCGACCGAGCACCGTGCCGAACTGTTCGATAATCTTCCCGTTCGCGTCCTGCACTTCGCGAAACGCGCCTTCAATAAACGACGGGATCGACGTCCCAAGATCGCGCGCAGCCTGCCCGACCACGCTCTGAATCTGCTTGAAGAAATCCTTGAGCGCCGACACCGTGGACTGGTCAAGGCCCTCAGTCAGCGTGCGGCGCGCGGTCCCGCGGAAGAATGAGCGCTGGCGCGACTGGTCTTCGAACTGAGTTCCGCTGATACCGCCTGCGCCGATCGCAGCATTGAAGCCCGTTCGCGTGGTCGCAAAGTCAGTGCCGAACAGTCGGCCGCCAAACAGTGAATCGACCGTGCTCGCGATCTGCGCAAACACATTGCCGGATTGCGCCAGCTGGTTGTTCAGCGCACGCAGACCCGAGCCAACCGCGTTGCCGTCCGAGTTGCGGTAAGCATCAATGATCGGCGCCGCAAACTGAAGCGTACTGTTGACCGCGCCCAGCGCCGACTCGACGCCACCGCTCAAGGCTTTCTTGAAGTCGTCAATGAACTGCTGAAAGCCAGCGGTCGCGGATCCGGTTTGAAATGCGCGCGAGATTGCCGAGTTGAACGACTTGGCAAAGTCGAAGTTCGCCGCCCGTTCGGCCTGCTGCAATGCGCGGATGGTTTCGCGGATCGCCTCGGCTTCACCCTCGCGCAGCTTGATGCCGGCTTGCGTCGCCTGAGCGACTGCCTGCATCACCGCCACTTCCTGCTGGCGCGCATCTGCGGAAAGTCCGGTCAACCGGATATCGGCTTCGATTTCTCGGATCAGGTTGCCGACGACATCGCGCTGTTGCTTCGTGTACTCGATCTGGCGCTTGGCCCCGGCAATGTCCTTGTCTCGCTTGGCGGTCAGCAGGGCCAGGGCGCGGGTGTATTCTTCCGTTCCAATTTTCAGATTGGCGACGCGCACCGCCAGATCTTCGGCGTCTTGCTTGTAGTCCTCATTGATCCGCGCAATCGGTCCGGACAATTCAGCGGCAAGTGACGCCATTTCGTTGCGGAATGACTTCACTGAATCGGCGCGATCACGCTCAGCCTCTTCGGCAGCCATCAATACCCGCTGCCGCTCTTTGTCGGCCGCGTTCGCATCCTTGGCCGCTTTGGTCGCCTCTTTTTCAGCAGTGCTGCCGGCCCTCACCTCGGCCTTGTAGCCAGCCTGAGACTTGCGCAGGTTGTCCAGCCCGATCCGGTTTGCGGCCAGTACGGTCGTGAAGTCGGAAAAGTCGGCGCGCCCGGTCGCCACCGCCACAGACAGCGCCCCGATTCCGGCCGCCTGTTCCTTGAGCAGTTCGCCGATCGGATCAACGGTCTTGCGCGAGCTGGCGAGCAACTGCTGGACGTTCACGAGTACGCCCGTGATTTCTTGCAGCGACTCTTTCGCCTTCTCTGAGCTGCCGAACAGCTCGCCGAATTTGTTCGAGAGCGCAGTCAGCCCAAGGGAGCTTGCGAGAGTTGCGGCGCGCTCCAGCTGAGCCAAGCGAACCTCGGCTCGCTCCAGTGCCTGCCCAGAGTCCGTGCTGCCCTTGACCAGTTTCTGAGCGGTCTCGTCAAAGACCTGGCCGGTCGCCTTGAATGACAACTCAGCCGCGGCCGCCGTCAGCGCGAACGTGGCGCGCAATTCGTTGACGGACGCGCGCGCAGCTTCGAGATTCTTGATGTCTTCGCTGAAGTCGCGAATGACAAAGCCGCCCTTGATCTGCTGACTGAAAGCGTTCAGAGAGTTCGCGGTGTCAACGGTCTGCTTTTCGACCTTCGCCTGTTCCGCCGCCACTGAGCTGAACCAGTACGCCAGCCCGCCAAGGGCAAGAATGGTTGCGCCGATCGGGCCGCCGACCAGATTGAGCAAGCCGGTTCCGACTGCAGCAATTCCAGCGCCGAGCCGAGCCGCGACCCCTAGGGCACCAGCCTGCGCAACGTTGAGCTGCGCCTGCGCCAATGCCTGCGCTTCGGTAGCGGCTGCGAGTTGGGCGCGCGCAGCCAGCTCCTTGGTATCCAGTGTCGCGCGCACCTGCGCCGCCTTGTTCCCTGCGGCAATCAACGCGTTCAAGCTGGCCTGCGATCCGGATTGCGCAAACGTCGCCTGCGCGACCGCAAGGGTCGCCGTGATGTTCGCCCGCTTCGTCGCAATCGATGCCAGCTCAGCATTCCGCCGAGTGATGATCGCGGCCACAGCCGTCTGATTGGCGGTCGCCTCGCGCAACGCTGCGCCCGTAGCAGTCTGGCTTGCGGTCGCGGATGCCAGAATCGCAGCCGTGCTTGCGGTCGCCGCATTGCTCACAAGCAGGAACGAAGCCGACAGAATCGCCCCGAACCCAGCCGCGGCCTTGATCGCAATCAGTGCGGTGACGACTTGGCCGACACCGGAGACGATCGGCCCGATATCACCAAGCGAGTTCTTGAACGACGTACTGAGTTCAGCAAGCCCCGCGGTCGCCGACTGAATGAATCCGGCAATCGCTGAATTCGCGTTGAGTTCCTTGTCGATTTGCCCGACCGACACCAGCACTTGATTGCTCAGTTGCTGGAATGAGTTGCCGACGGTTTGCGGCAATTGCGCGAACTCGCCCGAAATTGCGTCGGCCTGACCCTTCAGTGCGTTGATGACCACGTTCGCGGTCAGCTTGCCCTCTGCGGCCAGCTTTCGGAGTTCGCCGGTCGTGTTGCCGGTCGCGTCCGCAATGGCCTTGAGCAGGCGCGGGCCTTGTTCCGCAATCGAGTTGAATTCCTCGCCGCGCAGAACTCCGCTGGCCAGCGCTTGATTCAGCTGCTGAATTGCCGCGGCGCTTTCTGCGGCCCCGGCGCCCGACACCTTGAAC